CATCATATTTGACCCGGAGGGGTATTTTCGGTCGGGATTCGGACCAGGCCACGCGATTCGCACCTGACGCGTTTTCTTGTGTGTTCCTTTCCGCGTCGGGAGGGGTTGCTTGAGTCGCGTGGTCTGACCTGAATCTCGGTCGAACTCCACAACAACCTATTGTCGCAGGGGTGAAAGTCAATGCCACGCAAGGCAAAGCCTATCGAAGTTCCGAAGAGGCCGCCCCGTTCTCCAGAGGAGGCTGAGGATCGCCTCATCTCTCTGGCCACCACAAGGGCAGAGATGATGCTGGCCGAGGGTACGGCGCCCACATCGGTTGTGATTCACTATCTCAAACTCGGTACCAGTCGTGAGAAGCTCGAACAGGAGCGACTCCGATCCGAGAACAAGATGCTCAAGGCCAAGGCCGAAGCACTCGAGGCTTCTGCTAGGGGCGAAGAGGCGTACGCAGAGGTCCTTAGAGCATTCCGTGCATATTCCGGCGGTGGTGTCGGTGAGGACGTACTCTGAACTGATCGAGCTTCCCGACTGGGACTCGAGACTTCGCTACTTGCAGACCTTCTCGGACCCGTATGCACGCACATTCGGCGAGGGGCGTTACCTGAACCAGAGGTTCTATCACTCTCCGGAGTGGAAGAGGTCTCGGGACATCACGATCGCTCGAGACCTGGGTCGAGACCTGGGTATCGAAGGGATGGAGATCCGGGGAAAGCTCCTTGTCCACCATATGAATCCGATGAAGCCTGAGGATCTCATAGAATTCAACCCTGCGGTGCTCGATCCAGAGTACCTCATAACCGTGTGTCATGACACACACAACGCTATACACTACGGATTCGCTCGAGAGAGTGAACTGGTCGAACGTCGAGAGGGCGACACCACGCTATGGTGAACAACTATCGAGACGAGCTCTTTCACTACGGCGTTCCGGGAATGAAGTGGGGTCGACGCAAGACCTACCAGAAGGTCGGACAACAGACCATCGGCTCGAAGTCCACGGCGCAGATCATAGCCGACAAGCGAGCCGCACTTCGCTCGGAAACCCAAGGTCGATTCGCCAAGGCATCCGTCTCGTACTTCGCTAAAATGGCCGGAGTCCAGCGAGGTGCCGCCAACGCGAAGAAGCAGCACGACGCCAAAGTCGAGCGAGAGCGGAAGAAGAAAGAACGGGAGCGGATCCGTGCCGAGAAGGCCGCCGCTCGAGCAGCAAGAAAGGCGGCACGAGGCAAGTGACCCGTTATAAGGACGAACTGTTTCACTACAGCACAAAGCCTGCCGCTGCACAGCTCCTTCGCAAGAAGAAGCGCATTGCGGCGGAAGAGGACGAACAGGCCGACGACGCGAAGGTGTCCAAGAAGAAGCTTTCGCGTCGTCAGATGCTCCTCCAGGCTCTCCAGAAGAACCCGACGAAGATCGGCACCGATGCGGATGAGCCTGATGAGGACGAAGAAGATGAGTCGGAGCAGGACCTCTCGGCCAAGACCAAGCGCAAGAAGCTCGCTTCCAAGAGCGTGAAGGGCAAGCCGCGGTTCCCCATTAAGAAGGCTTCGCGCTGATGGCTGACGGGCCGATTCTTCAGACCATCAAGAAGATGCTCGGCCTCGAGGCATCGTATACCGCATTCGACGACGAGCTCATCTCGCATATAAACTCGGCGATCTTCGAGTCTACCCAGCTCGGCCTGCCTCGTTTTCACATCACCGGGCCGACCTCAACGTGGGGCGAATGGCTCGGAGAGGACGAGTTCAAAATCGAGGCGGTCAAGTCACTGATTTACGCACGCGTTCGACTCGACTTCGATCCGCCGAACAACTCCTACGTCACCGAGGCATTCCAGAAGCGTATCACTGAATTGCAGTGGCGCATCAACCAGGAGAAAGAATTCTCATGAGCAGCTCCATCTCTCGCCCGGAGGATGTCCTTGCGCATCACGGCGTCAAGGGCATGAAGTGGGGTATTCGCCGTTCTCGCAAGAGCAGCGGCCCGAGTCAGACCGGCCCCAAGAAACAGGAGGCTCGCAAGGCGTCATCTCTGTCCGACGCCGAGCTTCAGCGTCTCGTGAACCGTGCTAACCTAGAGCGTCAGTACAACCAGGCGTACGGTCCTAAGCCATCTCAGCGAAGCCGTCTTAAGAAGCAGCTCGCATCGCTTCCTGGCGACATCGCCGTGAGCGCCATCCGTAACGTCGGCACGAAGTACGCCACCAATTATCTCGACAGCGCCGTATCCGCCGGAGCCAAGGCGTCTAAGAAGCGCAAAAAGCGGAGCTGAGCGCCTAGATGCTCAGTAATACCGCAACCCCGCGTTATTACGCTGAGTTCCGTGCACGAGTCCTGTCGGGTGAGATCCCAGTATGTCACGAAATCGAACTGGAGATGAATCGGATCGATGACCGCGTTCGTAATCCTAGTTTCTACTATGACGATCTTGCGGTCGAGGGCTTCATCCGCTTCTGCGAATCGGAGATGACTCTCACTGACGGTCAGGATCTGGTCCTTCTGGACTCGTTCAAACTCTGGGCCGAGGAGGTCTTTGGGTGGTGGTATTTCATCGAGCGCTCGGTCTTCGTCCAGAACGAGAACGGCCGCGGAGGACACTTCGAGAAACACAAAGTCAAACAGCGACTCATCAACAAGCAATACATTATCGTTGCTCGAGGCGGAGCCAAGTCTCTATACGAGACGCTGCTGCAAGCGTATTTTCTCACAATCGATACCACCACGACCACGCAGATCACTACAGCCCCGACCATGAAACAGGCCGAGGAGGTCATGCAGCCTCTTCGAACCGCCATGACTCGGAGCAAGGGTCCGCTGTTCTCGTTCCTGACCGACGGCGAGATTCGAAACACCTCGGGCTCTAAGGCTGATCGTCAGAAGCTCTGTTCCACCAAGAAGGGAATCCAGAATTTCATGACGAACAGTATCGTCGAGGTCCGCCCCATGTCCATCGACAAACTTCAGGGGCTTCGGCCCAAGCTCTGCACAGTGGACGAGTGGCTCTCAGGCGACATTCGAGAGGATGTCGTCGGCGCTCTCGAGCAGGGGGCATCCAAGGTCAACGACTGGCTCATTGTGGCTGTATCCTCGGAGGGTACGGTCCGAAACGCCAGCGGTGACGATATCAAGATGGAGCTCCTCAAAATCCTTAAGGGCGAATACCGAGACGAGCACACGTCCATATTCTATTATCGCCTCGATGACGTCAAAGAGGTTGGAAATCCGGACACGTGGCAGAAGGCTCAGCCGAACCTCGGCATGACTGTCACATATGACACATATGCTCGAGACGTTGAGCGCGCCGAGAACGTCCCCTCGGTCAGGAATGATATTCTGGCCAAGAGGTTCGGTCTTCCCATGGAGGGGTACACATACTTCTTCACTTACGACGAGACGATTCCTCATAGGAAGCAGGATTTCTGGCAGTTGCCCTGTGCTATGGGATGCGACCTATCTCGAGGCGACGACTTCACGGCGTTCACGTTCTTGTTTCCACTCAGCGGGGATCGTTTCGGCGTGAAGACCAGGTGCTACGTTTCCGAGAAATCCGTCCTGATGCTACCCGCATCACTACGACGCAAGTATCAGGAATTCCTCGACGAGGGGTCCCTTCAAGTCATGGATGGAACAGTCCTCGACATGATGGAGGTTTACGAGGATCTCGATCGCTATATTCTCGACCAGAATTACGACGTTCGCGCAATGGGGTTCGACCCGTACAATGCTCGAGCGTTCGTGGAGCGCTGGACTCGAGAGAACGGCGAATACGGAGTCGAGAAAGTCGTCCAGGGCGCCAAAACCGAATCCGTGCCTCTCGGAGAGATCAAGAACATGGCGTTCAACCGTCTGCTCCTCTTCGATCAGGCGATTATGCAGTTCACCATGGGAAATTGTATCGCCCTGGAAGATACCAACGGTAACCGCAAGCTCTACAAGGATCGACGAGAGCAGAAGATCGACTCCGTGTCGGCACTGCTCGACGCTTGGGTTGCATACAAAGTCCACCGAGAGATATTCGACTGAAAGGAGGCCGGCGGTGTCATTCGCGTCCAGGCTCAAGCACGCCTACAACGCGTTCACGAATCAGGACAGATCACCGGACTGGAATCTGGGTACTTCCTACGCCAGTCGACCCGATCTCCCTCTCAGCGTGTACAACATGGACTCGTCCATCGTCAACACGCTTTACAACATCATCTCGATCGACGTGGCGGCTACTCCGATACGGCATATCCAGCTTGGCGAGAATGGCCGCTTCGAGTTCGAGCGAGCGTCGTCTCTCAATGATTGTCTCGAGTTCGCGCCGAACAAGGACCAGAGTGGGCGAGCCTTCATTCAGGACATCGTCCACACGTGCTTCGAGTACGGCGCGGCGGCCGTGGTACCGGTCGACACGGATCTGAACCCCAGGGAATCGAACACCTTCGAGATCAAGTCCATGCGTGTCGGCTACGTGACGCAGTGGTATCCGGACCACGTCAAGGTGCGGCTTTACAACGATCGCAAAGGTGAGCGTGAAGAGCTGATTCTGCCGAAGAGGACTGCGGCCATCATTCAGAACCCGTTCTACGAGGTGATGAACAAGCCGAACTCCACCCTTCAGCGCTTGGCGCAGAAACTCACACTTCTGGATGTCGCGGACAAGAGGGCGTACTCGGGCAAGCTAGATATCATCATACAGCTGCCCTATACCATCAAGTCCGAGGGTCTACAGAAGCGAGCCGACGCCAGACTGAACCAGATTTCGGATCAGCTCACAAAGTCGACGTATGGAATCGCCTACGCCGACGGTACGGAGAAGATAACGCAGCTCAACCGTCCGGCCGAGAGCAATCTCCTGGCACAGATCCAGTATCTGACCAAGGAGCTCTACGCTCGACTCGGCGTCACGGAGAACGTCTTCAATGGCACAGCCAAGGAAGAGGAACTCGCGCAGTACTGGAACCGAACGGTTGAACCGATGCTCGACGCGATTTCTATCGCGTTCACTCAGACCTTTCTCACCAAGACCGCCAGGACACAGGGACAGCGAGTCAAGTATTTGAAGGATCCGTTCCGCCAGGTACCGCCGTCCAAGATGATCTCGGCGCTCGACACACTCCTTCGAGACGAGGTCATCTCGTCCAACGAAGGCCGTTCGTACCTGTCCCTCCCGCCCGCTCCTGACGATGGCGCGGACGCCCTGCAGAATGCGAACATCAACCCGTCCGCTAGCACGGCCCTGGACGCATTGCCGTCTCAGGCCACGCCGGCCCAGGACGAGTACGACACTGAACCTACGGACGGAGGTCAAAATGGCGTATGACTTCAGCGGGTACGCCACGAAGAACGACCTGACCTGCTCAGACGGTCGGATCATTCGCCGCGACGCCTTCCGTGACAACGACGGAGCCACCGTCCCGCTTGTGTGGCAGCACGGTCATAACGACCCTGCGAACGTTATTGGACACGCGAAGCTCGAGAATCGCAAGGACGGCGTGTACGCCTACTGCTCCTTCAACAAGACCGAAGCGGCTGAGACTAGTCGCGAGCTGGTCGAGAACGGAGACGTGGACTCGCTGTCGATCTATGCCAACCGCCTGTCCCACTCGGGACCTAGCGTGACGCATGGGAACATCGTTGAGGTCTCGCTCGTGCTTTCGGGTGCGAACCCAGGGGCGCTCATCGACAACGTGGCCATTCAACACTCCGACGGATCCTACGAGGACGCCGAGGATGAGGCCATCATCTATACCGGCACTACCATCTCGCACTCGGACGAAGAGTACGAGGACGAAGAGGACACCGAAGAGGAAGAGGAGGCCGACGTGGCCGACGAGGAGTTCGACGTCAACGAGTTCGTTGACTCCCTCACCGACGAGCAGGTTGACACTCTGTATGATTTCATCCAGTCCCTACAGGACGAGGATGACGACAACGACAACGACGAGGCCGAGCACGGTTTCGGTAAGGAGGATGTTCTGGTGCACTCCAACATCTTTGAGGGTTCAGACGAGCCGGTCTACGGTGAGGTTCTGTCCCACTCCCAGATTCGGGAGATCTTCGAGGACGCCGCCCGCCCGGGCATGACCCTCAAGACTTCGTTCCTGGCTCACGCTCAGGACTACGGCATCAAGGAGCCGGAGAAGCTGTTCCCCGACGCCACGCTGGTGGACAAGGAGCCCCAGCGCGTCATGCGGGAGAACAGCTGGGTCGCTAAGGTTCTCAACGGCTGCAAGCACACGCCGTTCTCCAGGGTCAAGACCCAGTGGTCCGACCTGACCCCCGACGCTCTGCGCGCCAAGGGCTACGTGAAGGCCAGCCGCAAGAAGGACGTCGTCTACGAGGTGGCCAACCGTACCACCACCCCGACCACGATCTACAACAAGACTCGTATGGACCGCGACGACATCCTGGACATCACGTCCTTCGACGTTGTCGCCTGGATGAAGCAGAACCTGCGTCTCGCTCTTGACGAGGAGCTGGCTCGCGCTATCCTGATCGGTGACGGCCGCGACGTGTCTTCCCCGGACAAGATCAAGGAAGCCAACATCCGTCCGATCTGGAAGGATGACGAGCTCTTCGCTCACAAGGTTACCCTTGATGCCGCTGCGGATCAGTACGCCGTCATCGACGCCGTTCGCCGTGCTAGGAAGAACTACAAGGGTTCCGGATCCCCGGTTCTCTACACCACCAACGAGTTCGTCTGCAACCTGCTCGAGCTCCGCGACAAGAACAACCGGTACGTCTTCCAGACCCCGCAGAACATCGCCACCAGCCTGAACGTCTCCGACCTCGTCGAGGTTGAGGTCATGGAGGGTGCCGAGCGTGACGAGGGCGGCAAGCGCAAGCTGCTCGGCATCATCGTCAACCTGTCCGACTACACGCTTGGCGCCGACAAGGGCGGCGAGGTCAACTTCTTCGACGACTTCGACCTGGACATTAACCAGCAGAAGTACCTGCTGGAGACTCGTTGCTCCGGCGCGCTGACCAAGTACAAGAGCGCTCTGGTCATCGAGCAGAAGACGGCCTGATTCGTCAAAATGGCTAAGTTCTTCGGAAAGATCGGTTACGGCGAGTCCGTACAGGTCAAGCCCGGGGTTTGGCAGGACAAGATTACCGAGAGATCGTACTACGGCGACGTCACACGAATGATGAAGCAGTATGTCTCGACCGACAAGGTGATTCCGGATCTCCGCACGAACAACCAGATCCGCATTCTCGCGGACGCGTTCGCTCTGGAGAACTTCACGGCCATAAAGTACGTGGAATGGATGGGGGCGCGCTGGTCCGTCAGCAATGTCGAGGTCGCACGCCCCCGTCTAGTCCTCGACCTCGGAGGGGTGTACAATGGGCCGACTGCAACTCCATGAGTCTTTGGTTGGGGCCCTTGGTTCGGACCATGTGTACTACCAGCCACCGGAATCGGTCAAGCTCATCTACCCATGCATCGTCTATCAGCGCAACAACGCTTCGCCGTATTACGCGGATAACGTGCTGTGGTGGAACTTGATCGGATATCAGGTCACGGTCATCGATCGCGATCCGGATAGTGTCGTGAACGACAAGGTGGCCGCAATACCGACGGCTCGATTCAGCCGCTTCTTCGCGACTGAGGGCCTCAACCACAATGTGTTCACCATCTACGCTTAGGAGGATGCAGCATGGCTGCTCTCACCTGGGACCAGGATGGCGCTCGCGTCTACGAGACTGGTGTTGACCACGGCGCTCTGTACGTCGTGGACTCGAGCACTGGCAAGTACGGCAAGGGCGTGGCCTGGAACGGTCTCACCAAGGTCACTGAGACCCCGTCAGGCGCCGACATCTCCGATGTCTACGCGGACAACATCAAATACCTCTCCCTCCAGGCCGCTGAGACCTTCGAGGGCACCATCGAGGCCTACACGTTCCCGGACGAGTTCATGGCCTGTGACGGTACAGAGGCTGCCGAGGCCGGAGTTTACCTCGGCCAGCAGGCTCGTGCGAAGTTCGGTATCGCCTACCGGACCGTCAAGGGTAACGACACCAAGGGTAACGCGTTCGGCGAGAAGATCCACGTTCTCTATGGTCTGACCGCTCAGCCTTCGGAGCGCGCTTACAGCACGATCAACGACTCTCCTGAGGCTATCAGCTTCTCCTGGAGCGTCAAGTCGACTCCCGCCGCGGTCACTGGCCACAAGCCGGTTTCCGTCATCACGCTCGACAGCACCGTGCTCATCGCCGAGAAGTACAAGGCTGCCAAGGAGACGCTGTTCGGCAAGTCCGACACCGACCCGAAGCTCCCCACACCCGACGAGCTCATCGCCGTCATCAAGGCCGCGGCCTGAGATACGCCTGCGCCCTCGGTCGATCACCGAATCCCGAGGGCGCAGTGCCTTGATAGGAACACACATGCTTACACTTCAGATACACGGGGAGGAGAAGTACGACGATGTACGCAATCTCTTCATTCCGGGAATCGCCACCGAGCTGAAGCTCGAACACAGTCTTCTGTCTCTGTCAAAATGGGAATCGATCTGGAAAGTGCCGTTCCTCGGTAATCGGGAGCGCACCGCCGAGCAGTCACTCAGTTATATCGAGTGCATGACGATCGGAAAGGTCAACCCTCTGGTGTACTCTCATCTCGCACCTGAACACGCCCAGAAGGTTGCCGACTACATCAACGACCCTATGACAGCGACGACATTCCGAGATCACGGTCCGGGATCACGAGAGATAATCACTTCGGAGCTGATCTACTACTGGATGGCCACGTTCTCCATTCCGTTCGAATGCGAGAAGTGGCATCTGAACCGCCTCATGACTCTGATCCGTGTCTGCGGCGAGAAGAACAAGGATCCCAAGAAGATGAGCCGGGCCGAGATAGCTCGTCAGAATCGTTCGCTTAATGCGGCCCGTAGAGCGAAGATGGGAAGCAAGGGATGATCACAGGAACCATCTCGGGGAAGTCCAACCCTGGGTCCACTGTCGTTGTGGACGTGGTTAACGGGTCTTCTACCTCTCTCACCACGATCGACGGAGACATCAATATCCGGGCCGTGGGAACCGAGGGCGCTTACACCCGAATCTACGTCTACTACGCGGACAATACGAGCGCGAAGTACAACGGAACCCTCAGCGAGAAGCGACCGATTTCATTCAACGCTACCAAGAACACCGGAGGTGGCGGAAACGGCAATGTTCTCATCCTTCCGGTAGGCGGAGAGGTTCCGTCAGGGACGCCGTCGAACACGGTGATTGTTCGTAGGACCGTCTGATGGCCATGCGAATCCGCGGATCCGTCCACAGCTCGGATCCAACGAAGCCGATCAGTTACACGGGGGCGTTCAAGTCCGGTGACTGGGGACTTCTCGTCGTGGCCGGGCAGTTCGGAACGCAGGGAGATGCCACGCCTGCGGGCTGGACCGGTATTTATGACACCGACAAGAAGAACGAGAACTGGATTCGCTCAACCACAGTAGCCGTGCACAAGGCCCAGTGGAACACCGAATTCCGCAACATCAACTGGGGATCCAAGAACGCGGAGTACAAAGGGCGTCAGTGCGCGTATCTTGTTGTGATCGACGGTTCCACCATCGACAACATGGAGCTAGAGGCGATCCACAGCACCGAGAACCCGCAGCTTATAAGCGACGTTCCCTGCTTCGGCATCATGACGATGCATGCCACGGCTGCCGAGGGGCTCGTCGCTTTTCCAAGCACTACAACCGTCGTCACGAATGGCGCTTGGGGGCAGAAGACCGACGCCAGCTGGAGCTCGATCGCGGTTAACTACGCCACGGCCCCTTTCACTGCGCCGGCAGGCGGAACCGTCGCGAAGAGCCGCACTTTTGTCAAGGTCACAGAGCACGTCGAGCAGGCGAGCGAAGACCCGACGATGGCTAACGGTACGCGAGTGGAGTACTTCGTCTGGTCGGGCACTGAGGCGATCTCGTGTGTCAGCATGAAGGCGATTCCTTATGGCTCTCGCTCTGTCGAGGAGATGCTCAAGACTCCGAAGTTCTTCGTAGCTCATCGAGGCGGATCAGCATCCTGGCCGGAGCACACTGAACGTGCATATTCGCAGTGTCCGATTTTCAAGTGCCACGGCCTCGAGATGAGCTGCGGACAGTCAAGCGATGGAGTGTGGTTCGGGTGCCACGACCAGTCCCTTTCGCGTCTTGTTCCGGCGCTCGCTAAGCCGGTAGACCAGTACTCATGGTCGGAGATCAAAGCTGCTGCTTCTCGGACCGAGTACATGCCCGCCAGACTCGACTGGCTGATCGAGCACTACATCGACAGCCACGTTCTCGTTGTCGACCCGAAATACAAGACCGGAAAGTGGGCAGAATTCCTGGAGGTCTTCAAGGGACTGGAGAACAAGATCATCTTCAAGGCGTACGGCGACACGCGATGGGCGTTCGACCCGATTCGCGCTAAAGGCGTGAAGACTTGGGGGTACGCTTACGCCGGCGACAAAGACAAAGCCTGGTATGCGGACTGGGCCGCGGGAAAGACCTGCGATGTTCTCAGCATGGAGTACACAGCGCCCAAGGAGATCTGGACTGCACTCAAAGCCTCGGGTAATCCACTGGTCTCGCACATTCCTTCCGTTCCCGAATCCGTCAAAATGGGTTGGGACAAGGGGGCAGACGGTACGATCTGCTCAAACCCAAAGGCATGCCTACCATCGTGTGTATGAAAGGAGGATGGATTGACTGTAGCTTCGTACGCTGCTAGCTGTGCTAGATACTATGCTGATGACGCAAACATCGGATACAGTCAGCCCGAACGATGGACCTTCTATGACCAGTCCGACTGGGACGGTTGGTTTCACGGAATCGCGGCCAACGCGGATTGCTCGGCGCTTGTCGCGGGATGCTACAACCTGGCTGCCCACCACGAGTGGGGCGAGCCTTTCACTGCGGGATACTTCCCGAAGTCGACCTGGACCGGATCCCTTCGTGAGGAGTGCGCTCAGCGCAACTTCGCGGATATTTCAGACTCGTGGAACGGTAACGAGCCTGACGGCGGTTTCGAGGTTGGCGACATCGTCCTGAGCGAGGCCGCCTCCGGAGGCCGTGGGCACGTGGCTATCGTGACCCAGACAGGCCCGACGGTTCTCGCCGAGGCCTGGATTGCAGAAGACGGTTCCATCGACGGTTACGCAGGTGACCAGACTGGTGGCGAGGTTCGCACGATCCTGTACAACGATCACCCGTATACCAACGGAGACGCCTGGACCCACTGCCTTCGTCGCAGGGACAACCACGTTTCCGTGGACGACGGTACGAGCTCTGCGAGTTCCAGCTCTTCGTCCTCGAACGATTCCGCCCCTTCAACCACGAGTATCCAGGACGCCGTGTTGCAGGCCGCCGACAATGTCGGTTGCCCGTGGTGGGCAGCCCTTGCCTGCTTGTGGATGGAGACCGGTTTCGAGGGAGCGAACGTCTACGGCCATGACGCTGGTGGCGCCTGTTCCGGATGGGGGGATGTCACGAAGGAGAACTTCGAGAACGACTTCTGGCCCATCGTTTCGAACTGGGGCACGTCCAACGGTGTCGGACCTCTGCAGGTGACTTACAACGGATACTTCATTCAGGATCCGAACCGTGCTTGGTGGGATCCGGAGAAGAGCGCGGAAGTCGGTTGCACAATTCTGCGCGATCTGATCGCTTACGAGGGTGATTCATACGAGGACCTTCGTCGAGTCGGGTCGCGTTACAACAGCGGAAATGCTTCGGGTGCTTACGACTCCTACGGCGTTCCGTTCTCGCAGCACTGTGAATGGTGGTACAACCACGGCCGTCCTTCAGGCGGCGGAGAGGAGTCATGGATGAGTGAGGGTGTCGACATTCTCAAGGAGATGAACGCTCGCCTGATCGAGATCTCGGACCAGACCGGTTCCGGAATCGCGGGTCGCCGTTTCGACGGTCCCCTGGTCGGTTGGTTCAAGACCGTGAGCGGCCAGCTTTCCACCCTGAACGACAAGGTCGACGCGCTGTCGGCCAAGCTCGACCAGAAGTGATCTGAGGAGGTCAAGCCATGCCTACGGGCAAGTTCAGCGGGCGCTTTCCCGCGTGGTCCGTCGTCCAGGTGGACTGTCTCGACGGCGACACTTTTGTCAAGTTCGTGGACGGCACCGGGCGTCTGACCGGACAGGTCGATTACCGCGAGAATCTCGACGCTCGCGTTTGGTGTCACGTAGGCATGGCTGAGGCCTATCGTCTCGTTACGCTCGACGCATCCAGGGTCACAGATGTGTCTCTGGATGTGCCGGGCGCTAACGGCGGCAACACGAAAGAGCTCGAGCGACAGATAGACTTACTGGCCCAGGACGCTTCGCCGTTCGTCAAGGGGCACAGGTACTACAGCCCGGTCACCTACTTCTGGCCGGACTACTACAACGGCGCGACGTCAAAATGGAATAGAACTCTCGGATACGGCTCGTCCCTCGGCGTTGTTATCATGAACAGGAACAGCGGAGACTGGGAAACGTTCGACGCCGACTTCCAGAAGCAGGCGGCTAGAGCGCTTTCCGCCGGAGCCAAGCGCTGTGTCTTCTACGTCAAGACACAATACGGCGTCGCCGAGCTTCCGAAGAACGACCCTGCTCGCGAAGGAGTTCCTGACGTCGATAAGTACACCCAGGATTACATCCTCCAGCAGATCTCCTGGGCGAAGAAGAACTACCCGAACGAATGTCAGGGGGTCTTCCTCGACGAGGTGGTCAACGGCTGGGGTTCACAGGCGCCCAGACTCGACTGGTACCGGCAGCTGTTCAAGAAAATTCGCGATCTTTACGGCAAACAGTTCCTCATAGTCATAAATACCGGGTCGAACATCGCCGATGACTTCGTCAGTTCGGATTTCGACATCTGTATGTGTTTTGAGGAGAAGGCCGAGACCTACCTCAAGAACGATGCGACGAAGCCTGTCATGACTGACCGGATGATGCAGGAGCCGGCCACTCGCTGGTGGCACGTTATTCACGACGTCACAAAGGACAACTACCAGAAGGTCGTGAACCAGGCGGCGTCTCTCGACGTGGCGCACCTCTACATCACCGACGGCCAGCTCGTCAAGGGCGAAGGCGGTCAGTGGAAGCCCGAGGTGAATCCGTATCAGAATCCACCGAGTGAATGGCTTATGCCTCTCACTATCGCATGGGTCAACGGCTACCTCGACATCCTTAATCGGGTCATAGCTCTGGAGGCCAAGCAGAAGTGAGCGTCTCGCTCTCGCTCGACGGCAAATTCGTCAAGACCGAGGCGTGGCTCACCAAGCTCAAAGAGCAGGAGTACCTCGACGTACTCAAAGACTGTGGTCAGCGAGGTGTGTACGCATTGAGCGATGCCACCCCCGTTGACACGGGGCTCACCTCGCAATCCTGGACCTATAACATCGAAAAGGGTTCGGGTGTCGGCCGTATCGTTTGGTCGAACACTCACATCGTCAACGGTGTAAACATCGCCGTGATTCTCCAGTACGGACATGGCACCGGAACAGGCGGCTATGTTCAGGGCAGGGATTATATTAATCCGGCCATGAAACCAATATTCGACGAGATCGAGCAGAGAGTGCTAAAGGTGGTGAATTCCGTATGAGTACCATTGAGGACAAAGTCGTATCCCTGAAGTTCGACAACAAGCAGTTCCAGTCAGGAGTTGCGGAGTCTCTCCAGTCCGTTGAGAAACTCAACACGGGCTTGAAGATGGAGGGAGCCACCCAGGGTCTCGACAACGTCGCGAATTCTGCAAGGCGTCTAACCTTCGGTGAGGCCATCAGCGGCGCCGGGAACCTGATCTCGAACATGAGCGTTCTCGGAGTATCCGGCATCGCCGCACTCGGTGGCATTGCGTCAAAAGCCGTCTCCGTCGGAGCGGACCTGATCAAATCTCTCTCGATTGAACCGGCGCTCGACGGTTTTCAAGAGTATGAGATGCAGCTCAACTCGGTTCAGACGATTCTCGCCAACACGGCGAGCAAGGGCGAAGACATCAACAGTGTCAACGCTGCCCTGGACGAGCTGAACACGTACGCGGACCAGACCATTTACAATTTCTCCGAGATGACTCGGAATATCGGCACCTTCACGGCAGCCGGTGTTGGTCTGAAGGACTCGGTGTCTGCCATTAAGGGTCTGAGCAACCTCGCGGCTGCTTCCGGCTCAACCAGCGCCCAGGCGTCCACGGCCATGTATCAGCTCTCGCAGGCTATCGCTACCGGTACGGTTCGACTCATGGACTGGAACTCGGTGGTCAACGCCGGAATGGGAGGTGAGCAGTTCCAAGAGGCCTTGAAGCGCACGGCTCGCGTTCACGGCGAGGCGGTGGATGAAGCCATTGCGAAAGAGGGGTCTTTCCGTGACTCCTTGCAGGACGGATGGCTCACATCTGAGGTTATGCTCGAGACCTTGAGCCTGATGACCGGCGACTACTCCGAGGAAGCCATCCGCGCGATGGGCTATACCGAGGAGGAGACACAGGCGATCATGGAGTTCGCGGAGACTGCCAAAGGTGCCGCAACCCATATCAAGACTTTCTCGCAGCTTGTCGGAACGGTTAAAGAGGAATTGGGATCCGGGTGGGCCACCACTTGGCGAATCGTCATCGGCGACTTCGAGGAAGCCGAGCAGCTTTGGACCAGTATCGGGAACGTTATCACGTCCAAGATCTCCGATATTTCCAGCGCCAGGAACAAGATGCTTCTGGAATGGAAGGAGCTGGGCGGTCGAGACGAGCTCCTGCGTGGCCTGAAGAATTCCTTCGAGGCACTGATAAAGCCTATTCAGGCTATCGGCAACGCCTTCGGGAGAGTGTTCTCCGGACCGTCGGCTCAGGGACTTTATAACGTCACGAAAGCATTCGCCGACTTCACGGCCACGCTTGTCATGAATGATCGGACGATGGAGGTCATCACCTCTGCGTTCGAAGCTCTGTTCAGCGCCGCTAAGCTGGGACTTGATATATTCGTTGACCTGGCGAAGATCGTCGGCTCAGTACTCTTCGGAGCATTCCACATTCTCACGACCGTTCTCGGTATAGCGATCAGATCTACCGGAGGTCTTGTCGGAGTCATTCGGGACGCTGTGAACTGGGTGCGAAACTGGTACGAGTCTCTCAATCTGTCCGAGCGCGTGATCACTGCGATCACCAACGCCTCGAACAGGATGGCAGACGCCATGGCTCGCACGGTAACCTGGACTAAGCAGCTCGTCGCCGGATTCAAGCAGGGGTTCACTTCGGAGTATGCCTCCACGTGGGACCGCCTCACGGATGCCGTTGAGCGGCTGTGGAAGGCGATGAAGATTGCCGGCACTGTCATCAAAGACGTGATCCTGGAGCCTTTCAGGCAGCTCAAGAACGACAGCGGCCCTGTTGGTGACGCGGTGAACGCCGTTGGAACAGCTGTGGGCACTGCTGGAGCCGCTGCGGAGAAGGCTGGTGGATGGTTCGTCCAGCTCAAGGATAAGATCGTCGCGTTCTTCCGTGGAGCGGACGAGAATTCCGAGGGATGGGGCAAGTCGTTCGCCGACAAGCTCATTCCACTGACGGACCAGCTCATCGACAAGATCGATCGTCTCTCCGATCGCACAATGGTATGGGGCAACACTATTGCGAACTGGGTCTCTCCGCGAGCTCAGGCATTGGCTAAGCACGTTGACGAGCTCAGGTCAAAATGGAGTGACTTCAAAGAAAGTCTTGGGGACGTCGACTTCTCCTGGACCGATAAGCTGAAGTCCGCAGTCGCCGCGGTGGGGTCTGGAATCGGTAACGTGTTCTCCGGCATGAAGTCGGGGAGCATCGACTGGTCGCCGTTCACCAAAGCGTGGGATGATATTAAAGAGATTGTCTCACATTACACCGAGAGAGTGCGAGGCGCCATTTCGGTGACGTCCCAGTTCGTCAAGAATCTGGATCTGGGAAGTAAAGTCTCCTCCGGGTGGTCGAACTTCCTCGACCTGCTGAAGAACATCATCGGGTTCCTCTCCAAGCTCGGAGAGTTCGCGGTGTTCGTCGGCGGCAAGATCAAGAACGCACTCGAACCGATCTTCGGCGGAATCCTCAACCAGTTCAAGAACGGCGATTGGCAGGGGCTCTTCGACAACCTCGTCAAGGGCGGTGCTCTGGCCACATTCGTTGTCCTGGCCAAGAAGGTGACTGACACCCTCAAGGCCATGAAAGAGACGTTCGAGGGCTGGGCTGGAATCGGCGACAGCGTCAAGGGCGTCATCGACGGATATGCTGAGAGCATGGAAGCGGCCACCGGTAAGGTGAAAGCTGAAACACTTCTCATCTACGCTGCGGCTATCGGGGTCCTGGCGGCATCCTTGTGGATCCTTGCTCAGGTTCCTGCGGAAAGTGTCATGGCCTCTGGTATTGCCATCGGTGTGGCATTCACAGCCATCACCAAGGCCATGGAGAAGATGAACGACTCCATGAGCGCCGTCTCATCGGGCAAGATGATCATTCAGGCAGCCGGCTTGATTCTTGTCTGCACGAGCATCATCATTCTCGGGCACGCCATGCAGAATGTTGCTTCTCTAGGCTGGGGCGGAATCATGAAAGGCCTCGTCGGAGTCGGGGCGGCTATCGGCATGCTGGTTGTCCTGGCGAACACTATGGGGTCTCCACGTCAGCAGACGAAGTTCATCTCGTTCGGGCTGGCAATGAACCTCATGGCCGCAGCAACTCTCGTCATGACCAAGGTCGTCAAGAATCTTGGTGAGATGGATACCGGGAGCCTTATTCAAGGCGAACTGGCTCTTGCGGCGCTGCTCGTCATCGTCGGAATTTACGCCGAGATCTCGAACAAGAAGGTTAGCATCGGTTCAGCCTTGGCGTTCCTGGCCATTGCCTACGTCTTGAAGCAGCTGAGCGGCATCATTTCAGAATTCGCATCGATGCCGTGGTCCGACTATCTCAAGGGTGTCACCATGATGGGACTGGTGCTCGCTGGACTCATCGTTGCAATGAACTTCAGCGACTCCAACATCACCGGTGCAGCCACTTTGATGATTGCGGTCCTCGCCGTCAAATTGGCAGCTTCTGAGATAGCCAACATCGCCTCCATGGACTGGGGGACCTATCTCAAGGGCGTCACCATGATGGGTCTGGTGCTCGCCGCCTTGGTTATCGCTACCACTCTTGCGGACGGTGGGATCCTTGGGGCTGCTGGCATTATCCTGACGGCCCTGGCTATCCAAATCCTGGTCCCGGCACTCCAAGCTCTGGCCGACATGTCATGGGCTGAGCTGCTTGAAGGACTGACGGGTCTCGGTCTGGCTTTGGCCGTTGTGGTCGTCGCTGGATACGCAGCAACCGGTGCGGCTGTCGGACTCCTGGCTCTAGGCGTGGCTATCGGTCTTATCGGTGCGGGTGTCGGGCTAGCAGCCATCGGTCTAGCAGCGTTCATCGAAGCGCTCACGGGGCTATTGTCTCTCGGCGGTCAGAGTGTTGAACTATTCCTGCAACTGTGCCAGGGCCTGATCGACATGCTGCCCTCGCTCGGCACAAACGCTGCGCAGGCGTTGATCAACTTCTGCCAGGTCTTGGTCGACAATCAGCAGACAGTCGTCGATACGATCACTTTGCTGATGACGGCGATCGCTCAGGCGGCCATCAACTCAACCCCGACCATCGTCGAGGCGTTCGGCGTCGTCACTATGGCCATCCTCAACAAGTTCGTTGAGCTGACGCCGCAAGTTACGCAGGCTGCATTCGATATGATCATCGGGTTCATCGACACCTGTACGGCGAACATGCCGACATTGGTGGCCTCTGGGGCCAACCTGATTCTGTCCTTCTTGCAAGGGCTGAACGATTGGATTCCGACGATCGCTGATGCTGCCACGACCGCCATCGTGACCTTTATCACGGCCATCGGCGACAACTCGCCAAGGGTGGTCAACGCCGCGTTCGACACCGCGATCAAGTTCATCAACGGTCTTGCGGACTCCATTCGCAACAATAAAGACCGTTTGTATGACGCGTGCGGAAACCTGGTGGACGCTATTAAAGGCTTCATCATGGAGGGCATCGAGCGGATCAAGAGTCGCATCAAGTCGAAGGCCGGAGAACTGGGTAGTCACCTGGTAGATGGTATCAAGAACGCCATTCGAAACGGAATTTCGGGGGTCGTCAACCAGATCAGGGACTTGGCCAACCGAGCCATCGCCAAGGCGAAAGATTTCTTCGGGATTCACTCGCCTTCCAGGGTCTTCTACGAGATCGGCCAGTACAATATTCAGGGATTGGCCAACGGTCTCAGAGACTCCGGTGAGGCGATCGGGGCTATTTCCGACCTGAGCGACACCTTGACCGGATCGATGAAAGCCGCTATGGACGGTCTCGACTACTCGAGTTACCTCGATGAGTCAACCCTAAGTCCTGAGATCAAGCCTGTGATGAACCTGGATAACATCACCGAGGGCGTCGACAAGATGCAGCAGCTCCTGAATCAGGACAGTCTCGTGGCACCGGTAACGGCCCAAATGGCTTCGCAGGCGGCCGCACAGCCTGCCGTCACGGCCCAGCCGCAGCCTCAGGCTACTGGCGATAGGCCATTCGGAGACGCGCAGTCGGTCGTGTTCAACCAGTACAACACGTCTCCTCGAGAGCTGTCGACAGCGGAGATCTATCGACAGACGCACAACCAGCTGAGTCAGGTAAGGGAGGCTATGTATCAGCTATGATCCGCACCATCGTCCTCACCAATCCCGGTGGCGAGACGTTGACGCTTGATCTCTTCGAGCCGTGGAATACCGGGATCGCCGTCAAGAACGTCGACGGTCTCGGCCCCGGCAAGGCCGATATCAACACTACCGACCTTGCCCTCACCGACTCAGCTCTCTTCAACGGTTCCAGGGTGCAGAAGCGCACTATCTCGCTCACCCTGGTTCCGATGGAGACCACCACGCAGGACGTAGAGCAGTCCAGGCAGAAGATCTATCGTTTCTGCCAGATCAAGCAGCCAGTACGAATCACCGTGTATGCCGACCACCGTCAGGTGTATACCGACGGGTATGTCGAGTCCTCAGAGCCCGACATCTGGTCTAACCTGGAGTCTCACAAAATCTCAATCCTATGCCCTTACGGTTATTGGTATGACAACCGAGAAGATGCTTCGGACCTTATCAACTTCGACGTTGAGGAACCCGCATTCGAGTTCTCCTGGGAGGACCCTCTCCCCGATTCCCCTACGCTGGAGTTCTCGCGCACCCTGTCGGACAAGGCAGCTGTGGTGAACTACGAGGGTGACGTTGAGGCCGGTTTCCTTCTACGTATCAAGATACTCAAGGCTAACCCGCTTCCGATCACCTTGACCGAGACTGTATGGCAGCAGACGATGAAGCTCACGGGGAAGTGGACCCCATCCGCCACGGCGTACCAGCCATCTGTCGGGGATACCATCGAAGTGGACACTCGTGTCGGTCGAAAAGGAATCTATCTGGAGAAACCGAACGGAACTCGATACAAGGGGATGTACTTCCTGGACTTCAATTCCGACTGGCTGCTCATGCACCCAGGACGGAACGAATTCCATTACTCAATGTCCGACAAGACTGCTGTGGATATTCGATTCACCACAGACATCACGTATCAGGGGGTGTGAATGTATCTGGCTGTACTTGACGAGTCGTGCAACCTCACGCATCTCGTTGATGACTATATTTCAGTCGTGTGGACGGAACGCTTCCATGGCTACGGTGATTTCAAGCTGGTCGTGCCTGGAACGTACGCCAACCTCCAGGAGTACCAGCTGGATTATTACTTGTTCACCAAGGACACGAACAAGCTGATGATCATCGAGCAGGTCGAGATGGAGACGCACTACGGCGAGTCCAGCACCCTCACAATCACTGGCCGCTCAATCGAGTCCGTACTTGACCGGCGAGTCCTTCACCCATACCCGGTGAATGACTACACCATCTGCGCCAAACACGAGTCCACCAACGGTATCATCCGAGACGTCGTCAAGGATATGACGAACCTCCTGTTCAAGGTCGACGATTCGAGTCACCCGAGACACGTTCAGGGTTTCCGTTGGTACCATCCATGGGATCTACCCGCCGATATTCTTCATGGCCGTGACGGAAACGCCATGGATATAGGGTCGATGCGGCTCGGGTCCAACGAAGCGATCAGGACGTCCTCGGGATCTCACGTCGAGAATGCGGGAGTCTACGGGGAGGCCACTTTGGACCAATACATCATGCAGGGCTCGTGGTACTCTTTGATGCAGGATATCACAGACCTCAACATGAGCGGATGGGCGATCGAGTTCGCTGACAACAATCCGTGGTACTGGTACGGGTATGCGTATCTCGGAATCAACCGAACGGACTCGCAGAGTACGAACCCTCCCGTGACGTTCTCGCCCTCGTTCGAGAACCTGTCCAAAGGCACATACCTCAAGTCCAAGGTAGGGACTCGAACCAAGATCTTCTCCGGACTCCAGCAGGTGCATGTCACATCTGGTATGGAGCAGGAATACATGTGGCAGACGGACGTTAACATCCAGAACGAGTCCGTGCGTGTCGGCACCGATGGTCTCGGTCTGAGAGAGGGATATCTCGAGAATCCCGGGGTTATGACGCACAACGGTTACCTGGCAACTAGTGCTAACTCCGCGAGAACCGGAAACACTGGGGTGGACCCCGAGGCCGCCAGACGACAGCTGAAGGACAAGTGCGACACGGAACTGTGGAAGCACATGCCTATTCAGATGTACGAAGGGGTTGCCGCAGTCAACTCGATCTACAAGTATCGCGAGGACTTCTTCCTGGGGGATTTCGTGCAGATCGAGAACGAGTACGGCCAGAAGGACGTCGCCCGGGTGACCGAGTACGTTCGTTCATCAGACGTCAACGGGGATACCTTCTACCCCACGTTCTCGTCTTTGTCAGATCTACAGAAGAGTAAGCCGGGGTTGAACATCAAATGACGCTTACCAGTGGTTTCTACTCCTCGAAGGACGGGGACCGCAAGTATTCAGCAGAACAGATGGGTGAGCTCTTCGATGGACTTATCCATTACGGCATCTATCAATCATACGGTCAGGCCCTAGGAGTCACGGCGATCGGTGGAAAGTGGGCTGTCCGCATAGGCACGGGTCGCGCGTTCCTCAACAAGACCTGGGTGAACAACGATGCGCCGTACGACCTTCCGCTCGAGCAGCCGGACGTCACCCACCCTCGGTGGGATTTGGTCTGCTTGCGCATCAACAGGGAACCGTCGGTCAGGGCCGCGTCGTTCGCCGTCTACAAAGGCGTGTCCAGCAGCAACCCGCAGGTTCCGAACGTGCGAAACACAGACCTCGACAAGTGGTATCCCCTGGCGAGAATTCGCACGAGTCCCGGCATGCAGCAGGTCACATACAACCAGATCTGGAATGCTCGAGGTTCGTCCGCCACACCTTGGGTGACAGGAGTCGTTGATAGCCTCGACGCCTCGACCCTCTACGCCAAGTGGGATGCCCAGTACGAGCAGTGGTCCTCTGAGCAGCAGAAGGAGCAATCTCTGAACTTTCAGAACTGGATGTCCGAGCAGAAGACGGACTACGAGTCCTGGCGCAACACCTTGAAGACCACCCTCGACGGCAACGCCGCTATGAAACTCGCTCAGCGTCTCGACGCCGTCGAAAAACAGATCTCGTCGTTCACGCAGGGCGTAGCGATCAAGGACGTCCTTCTGGACGCTCAAAATGGCGCAGAGATCCAGGACCATGCGGGCAACCCCATCAATGCCCAGCGTCTCTACATGATGGTTTGAGCAGAGGAGTATATCCATGAAGATCTCGGACTATCCCGAGGCCACATACATCGGTCAGAATACCGATTACTTCGTCATCCAGAACGGCACCACCAGCACGAAGAAGATCAACGCGGATTCATTCAGGTTCGCGATGTTCGACAACGTGCCGATGATGCACCGGGTTCTCGCCAGGGGTTACAATCTCGGTTCGTCATTCACCCCCCAGCAGCAAGCCGCTATTTCCTCGGGTCAGTTCACGAACTTGTGGATTGGCGATTACTGGACTACGGGTGACACGAAGTGGTACATTGTTGATTTCGATTATTGGGGAGCGTGCGACCCGTCGATCGGACGCCACATCGCAGTTATGCCAGACAGAAACACGTCTTCGGCGGTTATGCACCGAGGCGAGTACTGCGGCGGATTCCGCAACAGCGAGCTCTTCGCGGCCCTGAATGATAACCCGAAGACTAATGCCACGAAGGCCTACGGTCTCTTCGGGGATTCGCATATTCTCGCGCACAACTCATGGTTCGAGAACCGTTGGGATACGGACAACAAGTACGGTGGCACCGTTCGTGAGGAGGGATACCGCCTGTACGCCCAGAGCGGCGAGGTGTTCAAGATCAAGGTCACAATTCCCACAGAGCAGATGTTGTTCGGCGCGCACGTTAAGCAGTCGTTCCAGAACGGCTCCGAAGGCGCATACCGAGCCGAGTGCCGCCAGCTTCGGTATTTCCAACTGTTCAACCACCAGAACCCGAACGAAGATTTCTGGCTCCGCGACCAGACGTGGGCCAACTACTTCAGCGCCTGGAAGAGTAACATCGCTCGTGACGATATCATTACGAGTTCTCTCGGAATCCGGCCGGTTCTGGCTATTGGAGGCTGACACGTGCGCCCGGAGCTCACTATGATAGTAACCGTCGCGACAAGCGTACTGGCGTCAAGTGGTCTATGGGCGTTCTTGGATCGCCGTGCAGAGCGAAAAGATGCTCGAACACAGCTCCTTCTGGGTATTGCGCACAACCAAATAATGGCTCTCGGGACGGCGTATCTGTCTAGAGGATACATCACCATCGACGAGTACGAGGATCTGCAGAAGTACCTGTATTCCCCGTATTCGTCTTTCGGTGGTAACGGAATGGCCGAGAAGGTCATGAAGGAAGTCCAGGAGCTTCCGATACATTTTCCGGAAACTCGCAAACACTACAGACCGGAGGACAAACATGTCTAACCACACCTATGACAAGGCCAAGTGGGTCGCCCTCACCCTGCTTCCCGCCCTATCGGCTCTCTACGTTGCTCTCGCCGCCTCGCTCGGCTGGGGCCACGTGGATGCGGTTGTCGGGACCATCGCAGCAGTTGACACCTTCCTCGGCACGCTGCTCGGCATCTCGGCCAAGAATTACACCCCGTCCACTGACGGTGTGCTACACGTCGACCACGGCAAGCAGGAAGTCTACGCAGCTCTCGAGAAGCCGGCGAAGGACCTCACCGAGAACAAGACCGTCACCCTGGCGGTGAACGAGGTCGCCTGATCGCGTCCCCAACATGTCCTATAATGAGAACCCCATCTGAGAGGACAAACCAAATGAACACTCCCGAACACAATGCTGAGAACGCCCTGAAGGACGCTTACGCATTCATCGACGGAATGGACCCCGACGCGGAGGCGTACGCGAATGCGCTCGCCAACATCCGCGAACTGGAAGCCATCTGCGCGAGGCATCGAGACGAAACTCGACGTGCCGAGAAGCACGAGAGCGAACTCGATAAGCAGCGAGCAGTCAAGCTTCCGTCCCCGGACACGATCGTCACATGCGCGACGTCTCTCGTGTCGGTCCTTCTCGTCGTGAAGGCCGAGAGCATCCTGCCGGTTACCAGCAAGGCACTCGGATTGATCACGAAGGTCCGCATCTGACCGTTCAACGTCCCAGAACTCATATTCAAGCAACTCGCAAGAACATGGGTTCTGGGACTTGGATTCTAAAAATTCCCGGGTGGGCCGTCAGGACTCGCAAACTCAACATGCCCCATAATGAGACCCCGACTATTGGAAGGAATACACCATGTCCTACGGCACCAAGCTCAAGGAGATCGCTCTGCACGACTCGCTCGCGGTTTGGCTGTACCTCGACAACCTCGAGAAGACAGCCGATCCCGTGTACGCGAACGCGCTCGAGCGGCTTGCTTACGAGCGGCTTGCTCAGGATCACGTGACCGCCTGAACATACTCATGACTCAAAAACCACGAACCCCGTAACAAGGGTTCTGGGTTTCCCATGATGAGATAGGAGCACACATGGGTTCTACACTGGTGATGACAGCGTCCAAGTGGATTGTCCGGAATCTCCCGGCCATCCTGACAGGGTCCGCCGTGGCAGGTCTTGGCGGAACCGTATATCTGGCCGTCAAGGCGGATCGAGAGGTCCAGGCCATCAAGCGCCGGCAGCGCACGTTCAACGAGAAGGATTGGAAGACCAAGTACAATGTCGCCTACAAGCTCTACGTCCCCGCAGCCCTCGCCGGTGCGGCAACAGCGGCGTCCATCGTGGGTGCCTTTGCGATCGGGAATCGTCGTCAAGCCGCAGCAGCCGCAGCCTACGCGTTCACGAAGGAGTCGTACGACCGCTACCGTTCCACGACACGACAGGAGATTGGAGACGAGCGGGAACGTGAGCTTGCTACTCAAGCTGCTGAGCGAGTGAAGACTCCGGCCACCACAACGGTCGTGGGATCGGGGGACGTCCTATTCTACGACGGACACAGCGGTCGCTATTTCCACTCCACGATCGAGACGGTTCGGCAGATCCAGAACAATCTGAACTACCAGCTTCTCAAGGGCGATCTGGTGTCTCTGAACGACTTCTACGCGGCTGTTGGTCTTGAGCCTACTGATCTCGGCCAGCAGCTGGGCTGGAACGAGCCGAATTCGATCGACATTCGTTTCGGATCCACGATCACGGATGACGGCAAGCCCTGCGTTGTTACGGACTTCCTTCTTGAACCCTCAGAGGCCTGGTTCCGGTTCGCGTGATGAACACGGACTATAACGAGAGAAAGGAACCACCATGACAAGTAGAATCTCATCCGTTGCTGGATTTGTCGCTGATGTCACCGCTAGTGCTGCAGCCGACGCGATTCTGATGTCGTTGTGTCCTCCCGCTGGCACCGCTGTTACGGTGATGCGCCACGTGGGAGTTCACGCGATTTCAGCCGCAGTCGGCTCTGCCACGGGCAAGTCGATCAGAGGACAGGTCGAGGAGGCGGTAGAGACGATTCGATCCATGAACCAGTCCTGAACCCGAGAGCTCAGAGCCCCTAACACGGACTCTGGGTTTATCGGCTCGCAAGCTCAACACGCCCTATAATGAGAACCCATATATCCGAAAGGAATACTCGTGTCTGAGAACACCTCCACCACCGTTGTTGAGAACGAGAGCGAAGACGCTCCCTTCATCACGATCGACTGGACGCAGGCTGTTCCTGCTGCGAAGAAGTTCGCACGCATTGCTGCTCCCGCAGTCACAGGCATCGCGCTGGCTGTGGTGATCCGCAAGGTCGTGAAGAACGCTTCGAAGCAGGACGCCGACGTGGCCGATCTGACCGAGGGCGTTGACGTTCCCGAGATCGACTCGGCGGACGAGAACGAAGACTGACGAATCCACCAGAAAGACACTCGACCCCATGGGCCCCTAACACGGGCTCATGGGTTATATTTTCGCCAAGGAGCATTCTATGATCAAGCAGACCGTGACAGCCGAGGACTTCGACGGAAACTCGCACACCCAGACGCTTTGGTTCCACCTCAACAAGACGGACGTTCTCGCCCTTCAGCGAAAGCTGCCTCGAGGAATCGAGGACACGATCGCCACTCTTGCGAACAAGAAGCGTGAGGACGTCACCGACGAGGACACGTGGACGCTGTATGATTTCTTCAAGCTTCTGATGGATTCCAGCTACGGGCGCAAATCTGCAGACGGTCTCCACTTCGAGAAGTCGGATGAGATCCTCCACGAGTTCCAGTCCTCCATCTTCTATGACGAGTGCCTTCTCGGTCTTGTCCAGAAGGAGGAGAAGGCGATCGCGTTCTTCAACGGCATCTTCCCGAAGACGCTGATCGACCAGGCCAAGGCGGAGCACCCCGAGCTCTTCACCGCCAACTGACTATAAACGAAAGGAACACATACATGTCTAGCAGCGTTCCGATTCGCGGATCCCTCCCCGCGAACAGCAATCGTAAGCCCGTCGAGCGAGTTACGTCTAAACCGGCCATCGTCAAGGATCGTACAATCCAGCAGAAGGCGAGGGACGCATTTCTCGGAGACGACGTGAAGAGTGTTGGTGACTTCCTAGTCTGGGACGTGGTTGTTCCTGCCGTTAAGAACACGATCTCGGACATGGTGACCACGGGCGTCAACCGTCTTCTCTTCGGGGAGAACAGGACGCCTCTGAGCACCGCCAGGACGGATCACACGTCATATTCTCGAGTCTATCGTGATCGTGGTGACACCTCGTCCAGGAATCGGGGTTTCGTCAAGCCCGTAGGACAGTACGATTTCTCGAGGATCGTCATCCAGTCCCGCACCGAGGCGGAGGAGGTCCTGAATAATCTTGATCGGACGATCGAGGAGTACGACTTCGCGGCTGTCTCCGACTTCTATGATTACGTCGGTGTCAGCAAGGAGTACACGGACGACCGTTGGGGCTGGCGCGATCTTCGAGGCGCTAGCATCATGCGAGTTGCCGAGGGATACGTCATCAACCTGCCTCGTCCGGAGTCGTTGTGAGAAAAGAAGCCACCAAAGCCATCTCGTGGATCATTGTCGCCGTAGTCGTTCTCTCGGCGCTATGGGTGATGTGGATCTGCCCAGGAATCATTGCCAAGCTCATCATTACGGTCGCTGTAATCGCGTCCCTCTTGTCCGCACTAGTGGAGGATATCAAAAAAGTGAAGAATATCGATTGGCTCTTCGTTCTGTTCTGGTTTTTGATCGCCTGCGCATATGGGGCAATCATCGTCGGCGCCTTGATGAACGGCTGGGTTCTGTTCCTGGTCATCGTGGGAGTCCTGTCTGCTGTAGCTCTCGTTGGTGCAGGAGGCAAGTGATGGGGTTCAGCGCATTCTCCATCGTCTCACTCGTTCTGTTCGTCGCGCTCATGGAATGGACTCTCCGATGAGTGTCACGATTATCATCTTCGTCATTCTCGTCGGAATCGTCTAGGCATGTTACGATGACTTCCCCGACTGACTCGGTGGTGGCCGATGTCCTCACAGCAACCGTCTCCGCCCTGGCGGTCCTCAAGATCGCTGGGGCGGAGCGAGCGCTGGCATTTCAAACGCTGGCGTTCCTGCATTATATGTCACCGAGGGTACGGTATTATGCGTCTATCACGAATGCGAGAGGCGCTTATCGGAATCAACCCGGATCGAGAGGACTGGGTCAAGACCGTTAACGCCCTCCCCGATTCCAGAATCGTATACTTATATCACTCTTATCGCGAAAGGAACTTCATCAAATGAGTTCATCGATCCTTACTAGGGGATTCGGTAAAGCCTCTCTGGTCGTTTCCAAGCACGCCCCGGCCATTCTCACGGCTATGGGGGTCGCTGCTTTCACTACCAGCACCGCCCTGGCTGTCAAGGAGTCCTTCACTCTCACGGGCGAGGTGTACGACGACCTTCTCGAGATCAGCGAGCTCAAGGAGACTCCTGAGCCGGCCGAAAAGGAGGCTCAGCAGGAGCTTGCCACCAGGCGCGCCAAGACTTACGGACGCTTCGTTCTCAAGGTCGCCAACCACTACCGTCCTGCGTTGATCGCAGGCGCTATCGGCACTGTGAGTGTCGTTGCAGCGCACCGTCTGTCTGCCAAGCGCATCGCGGGGCTGACCATGGCAGTCGCTGCTGCTGACGAGTCTCTGCGCAAGTACAAGAGCGCCATTGAGAAGGCGTTCGGCGCCGAAGCGGTCCAGGAGGCCTTGAGCAAGAGTCGAGAGGCGATCCTGGCAGAAGCGGTCAAGGTCGACGAGGACGGTAACGAGAGTGTCGATGACGAGAGCGTCCTCGACCAGTACGGCATGTCGCAGTACGCCGTGGTGTTCGACGAGAACGCCTCTCTGTGGGAGCCGAACGAGGACTTCGACATTATGATGCTGAACGCTCAGGAGAAGTATCTGAACAACAAGCTCATGTGCGACGGTTACGTGCTTCTCAACGACGCGTACACTACTCTGGGTCTGCCCAAGACGTCTGCTGGAGCAGTCGTCGGATGGGTCTACAAGGGCGGCGAGGGAGACGGCTACATCTCCTTCGGGGACTTCGAGTCCTGCAATGTCCGCCACTACGACGCCGCCAGGGGTCGTGAAGTTACTGATTTCTTCCTGGACTTCAACGTCGATGGCGTGATCTGGGACAAGATTGATGAGGTTTCTGTCCGATGAATACTAAAGTTGCTATCGTTGCTGCTGCCGCGCTGGGGGCTGTCGCGGGCTTCGGCCTGGGATATTCTCTGGCGCGGCGCAATGCCGCACAGGAGAAAGATGAGCTTCAGAGCTCCCTCGAGGCTGCGCACAAGGACGTTGAGGTTTACGCGCAGCACGCGACCGAGTCTGCCAAGACCGTCGAGAAGCTCGAGGAGAAGAGCAAGCGGCTTGAGTACGAGAACGGTCGCATGTCTTACCAGGTTCAGCAGATGAATGAGGCGAAGCGAATTCGCAAGCTCGTCGAGGAGGACTACGCTAAGAACCCGGACATCATCGATGAGCCGGTTGACATGGAGCACTCGAGCCAGGAGGCTTACGAGGCTGCTCCTGAGAGTAAGCGCATGGAGGTCCGGTACTACACTGTCGACGACGTTCTCTGCGATTCGAATAACATCGTGATCGAGGATGTCAATGGCTGGATCGGAGAGATGGGCGCCCAGAGTACTTTGGGATATCTCACCACCTTCTATGTATACAACACCCACAAGGACCTGCAGATGAAGCTCGAGATCGTCGAGGATTCATACGAGCAGGACGTTCTTAGGAATATCGACGAATGAGATCTCTAGAGGATTTGGAAAAAGAGCTGCAGGACGGTCGGTATTTCGACGTCCTCTACGACATTGTGGCTGCGAACCGCGAAGAAGTCACCGACATGTCCTACAGGATGCTTCTGGGCGTCCTGGACGGGGTGGAGTTCAAGGACACCCGCGGTATAGACGGTAATCGAATCCATGACGCTCAGGAGCTTCGCGCCGACCTGATCGCCGAAATGGCCCTGGATCACACGGCCGTGCGTCCATTCCCGAACGTGTCCATGCTCGAGGTGATGATTTCCATTGCCGATCGACTCGGACAGATCGCGGGAGACGAGGACACGGCGTTCTGGTTCTGGGAGATGGTCTCGAATCTGGTGCTTGACGGGATCGACGACAACGAGTTCTGGTCGGACCCGGAGAGCTACGAAGATGAGATTCTCGATCGTGTTGATGACGTCATCAACATCAAATATGACAGAGACGGTCTTGGTGGTCTGTTCCTTCTCAGAGAGGGGGTGGCGCCTCAGGATATGCGAGACACTGAGCTGTGGTACCAGATGTTGTACTACGCGAACGAGGTGTCCCCCTTGTAAGGAGAACGCATGAGCTTTTTCAAAGTGAGGGAGTACGAGGACCGTAAGACCAAGGTTCGCAAAGTCCGTCCGTCATATCGCAACACGTGCCCAGACGACCTGATCATTCGTGGAGGCGCTTTCTACGCGGTATATTTGCCCGAAAAGGGTTTGTGGTCCACCGAGGAATTCGATCTCGTGCATCTGGTCGACAAGACGCTCGAGTCGTATTCCTCGGAGCACGAAAATCCGAAGGTGATGAAACTCGAGGACCAGGACAGCGGACAGTACAAGTTGTTCAAGTCCTGGTTGCGCAACATGCCGGACAACCCACGCGCTATGGACCGCAATATCCTATTCCGTTCCTCTCCCAAGCGCAAGGAGGACTACGCCACCAAGCGTCTATCCTATGATCCTGTCGAGGGGGACTGCAGCTCCTACGACAAACTCATGGGAACACTCTTCGAACCTCCGGAGAGGCGGAAGCTGGAGTGGGCCGCCGGTTCAATACTCGCGGGCGACAGTAAGAAGATCCAGAAATTCTTCGTGCTATACGGTCGTGGTGGTGTCGGTAAGTCCACGTTCTTCCGGATTCTCAACATGTTGTTCGAGGACTACGTGGGGACATTTCAGGCAAAATCACTCGGGCAGGCGCAGAACCGTTTCGCCCTCGAACCTCTCAAGTCAAATCCGTTGTTGGCGATCGACGATGACGGCGACTTGAGCAAGATCGAGGATAACACTCGCCTCAATCAGATCGTCTCTCACGAGAGGCAGATCATGGATGAGAAAGGCAAGGGCTTGTACGAGATCGCGTTCGACACTATGCTCTTCGTCGGCACGAACTCGCCGGTGAAGATCACGGATGCGAAATCGGGGGTTATTCGTCGCCTTATTGACGTCCGCCCTTCCGGATTGCGTCTACCACGAAGTCAGTACGAGCTCTGCATGCAGGGGATATCCGAGACGATTCCCCATATAGCCGAGCACTGCCTTGAGGTGTATCGAGCTCTGGGTCCGTGGGCGTACGACGCTTACGAGCCCATTGCCATGCGCAGCAGAACGGAGCCCCTCTTCAACTTCGTTCTCGAAATGGAGGACGAGCTGGATGACCCGGAGGGCGTTCCCCTGAAAAAGGCGTATTCGTTGTACAAGCAGTACTGCGACATGGCGAACATTGAGTATAAGATGCCCATGTATGTATTCCGAGAATCGTTGAAGGACTTCTACAATACGTACAAAGATCGAGATCAACGGAGCGGAATGAATCGCCGATCGGTGTACTACGAGTTCGACCACGATTCACTCCGAGACAAGGACGGAATCGTTCAGGAGAAACCAGAAACGTGGTTGAAACTGGATACGCAGGATTCATACCTGGACTCCAGGTATGCGGACATGCCAGCGCAGTACTCCACCCCTGACGGCCATCCCGGAAAGCCCTGGGACGACGTCACCAAAACTCTGAAGGAACTCGATACAAGGAGCGAGCACTTTGTCCGTCCACCAGTCAACGAGGTCGTCATCGATTTCGATCTCTCTGAAGGGGGATCCAAGTCTCTTGAGCGCAATATTGCAGCCGCAGCTCAGTGGCCTCCTACATACGCTGAGCTCTCACGAAGCGGAGGAGGTATCCACCTCCATTACGTTTACGATGGAGACACCGACAGACTCCGCAATTTCATTGAAGACGGAATCGAGTGCAAAGTCTATCGAGGAAAGTCAGCACTCCGCAGGCGTCTCACCAAATGCGGAGGACGACCGACTCTTGCGCGACTTTCCGAAGGGGACCTCCCTCTCAAAGAGGAACCTGTGATCTCTGACAACCGCATGAAGAGTGAGAAGGCCCTGCGTCAACTCATTCTGCGCAACCTACGCAAAGAGATCCACCCTGGCACCAAGCCGAGCGTGGATTTCATCCACAAGATCCTGGACGACGCATATTCGTCAGACTTGTCGTATGATATATCGGACATGCGCAACCAGGTTATGGCGTTCGCAGCATCCAGCACCCACCACGGAGCGTACTGCCTCGAGCAGGTGGCGAAGATGCACTTCCAGTCCGAGAATGACGAGGAATCCGAGAACCCACCTGTATCCGACGGAGACCTCATTTTCTTCGACTGCGAGGTCTTTCCGAACCTTTTCCTCCTTAACTGGAAGGTGCAAGGAAACGAGAAGGTGGTCCGAATGATCAATCCGGACCCTGAGGAAGTCGAGACGCTGTGCAGGAATCGTCTTGTCGGCTTCAATAACCGCAGGTACGACAATCACATCCTCTACGCACGAATCATCGGATACTCGAACTACGAGCTCTACAAGCTCTCGAAGAGGATCATCGAGTCCCATGTCAAGGCGGGATTCGTCGAGGCGTATAATCTTTCCTACACGGATGTGTACGACTTCGCGGCGAAGAAGCAGTCCTTGAAGAAGTGGGAGATCGATCTCGGTCTAAAGCATGATGAGCTCGGTTTCGACTGGGATGAACCGGTGCCCGAGGAGCACTGGGCACGCGTAAGTGAGTACTGCGATAACGATGTCATATCCACGGAGAAGGTGTTCGAGCACCTCCACGAGGATTGGGTCGCACGCCAGGTTCTCGCCAAGGTGGCCGGGCTTACGCCGAATCACTCGACTAACGCCCTGACAACCCGAATCATTTTCGGAAAAGAGAAGCATCCGCAGCTGGTCTACACGGACCTGAGCGAGATGTTCCCCGGATACAAGTACGAATACGGCAAGTCCACGTACAAGGGCGTGGAAGTCGGCGAAGGAGGTTACGTCTATGCTGAGCCTGGTATTCATCGTGATGTTGCTCTTCTGGATGTTGCATCACTGCATCCTACGTCCATTGAGCAACTCAATCTGTTCGGCGAGTACACGTCGCGCTTTTCGGAGATCAAGAAGGCTAGGATCGCCGTCAAACATGGCGATACGGCATCCGCTGCTAGTCTTCTTGGGGGTGCTCTTGGTCCGTACCTGGGATCGAAGGAAGAGCTCTCAGCCCTCGCATATGCCCTCAAGATCGCCATCAACAGCGTCTACGGACTCACAGCTGCCAAGTTCGACAATCCCTTTCGGGACCCCCGTAACGTCGACAACATCGTCGCGAAACGGGGGGCCCTGTTCATGGTCGATCTGAAGGAGGCTGTGCAGGAGCGAGGATTGACGGTCGCGCACATCAAAACCGATTCAATCAAGATTCCTAACGCAACTCCCGAAAACATCCAGTTTGTCATTGACTTCGGCAAGAAGTACGGATACGACTTCGAGCATGAGGCGACCTACGATCGTATGTGCCTTGTGAACGATGCGGTGTACATCGCGCATGACGAATCGGGATGGCACGCGACCGGCAAGCAATTCCAGGAGCCCTATGTCTACAAGAAGCTGTTCACAAGAGAGCCCATCGAGTTCGACGACTATATCCAGGCCAAGTCGGTCACAAGCAGGATGTATCTCGCACCCGATAGTGACGACATCGTACCTGAAGATCTCAAATTCATTGGTCGTGTGGGAACGTTCGTTCCGGTCGTCGAAGGAGGCGGAAGACTTCTACGCGAAACGCGCAGGAAGGACTCTGACGGCCAGGACGTCACATCTTACGGAGCAGTCGCAGGAACCAAAGGATACCTCTGGATGGAGTCAGGGGACGCTCTTCTAACAGGAGCGCGAATCGACCAGCGATATTATGACAAGTTGGCCGAGGATGCCTTGGATCAGATCCGAAAGTACGGTGACGAAGAGGTCTTTCGAACCGTCTGACATTCGGCAGTGGGGTCTTCATCGCGAGCACAACAATGCTTATAATGGAGACCCCACTATCGAAAGGAAAGACAATGAACAAGAAGCTCGTCAAGATCGCTGTTGCCGCGGTTGTTGCGGGTGCCGTCACAGGCATCTGCCAGTCCGCATGCGACGCGAAGGGCAACGAGACCGATCAGGAGAAGTGACTCCAAATCCGTATCCGTGAACAACGGGTATGGATTATCGTTTTGCAGAGAGGAACACATGGAGACTTTCACACGACGTCTGGATGCTGAGGAGGCGGCGATTCTGCAAGATCATGTTCTCGCTCTCCTGTCCGCGACGAAGGGGGCGCATCTCGACATTCTAGCCACCCTCGACAAGGAAGTTCCAGAGGTCTACAGCGACTACGAGGACACTATGCTCACCGTGATGCGCAGGGAGATCTCACGCATCACCGATTGGCTCAAGAACTACTGATAGGAGAACACACTATGGCTAACTACATTATTCGCAACGCACGCCTTCTGTTCCGAAACTTCTCGGGGGCTCCGAACAAGTTCGGCAACACGGACAGGACGTTCTGCGTTATTCTTCCCCCGGACAAGGAGCGAGCGTTTCGCGAGGAGGGCTTCAATGTCAAGACGCTCAAGCCTCGTGACGAGGAAGAGGAACCCACGCCTTTCGTCCAGATCAAGGTTCGTTACGGCTATCGTCCGCCTAAGGTTACTCTGATCGCAGGTGGCGCTAGAACACCCTTGACCGAGGACACTGTCGGGCAGCTGGACTTCGCGGACATCGAGCAAGCCGACTTGAGCATTCGTCCTTACCACGGTCGGACTCGAGCGGGCATTGAGTTCTGCACAGCATACCTCGACAAGGCGTATATTACGATCGCCACGGACGAGCTGGATGCGATTTACAATCCGCCTGTTCCCGATGAAGAGGAGCCGCCGGAGGAGTGGCGCTGATGATCTACAAGAAGGACGCCGGGGAACGAACAATGTCCTCGGATAATGTCTCGCATCCGCCGCATTACGCCAATGGATGGAGCAACGGTGCTGAGGTGATCGATCTCACCGAGAACCTCTCGTTCTGCGCGGGTAACGTCGTGAAGTACGTCTGCCGTGCGGGACGCAAGGATCCTGACAAGCACGTAGAGGATCTGAAGAAGGCTCGGTGGTATATCGATCGAGAGATCGAGAGAGTCAAGAGGAAGTGATGCGGTACCCGTCAACGAAGAACCTCTCGGGGTACTACCAGACTCGAGCGGGGGCGGTCGTGAAAGCCGAGAAGCGGGACGGCATGTGGACAGTGCATATCGGATCCCGTGACGTCGTGATCATCAGCGACGACGCGTTCTACACGCTGTTCTCAGCCATCGTCTGAGACGGCATTCGAGCCCGGGGGTCCTCTGGAGACATTGGCCCCCCGGGTTTACGCAACAGCACACTTTTGTATTACTACAAAGATTGGAACACACACGATGACTTACGATGAGATTCTGGAACGGGTCCAGTACTCGATATCGCAGGCTCAGCGAATGAGCTCGTATTGGTCGGCCACTCTCGGCACTGCGCATTTCACGCACGACGTGATCTCGAAGATGGCTCGCGACGCCATGGAGTGCAAGAACCACATGCGGGCACTTGACAGCCTTGAGGAGGACGCTCAGAACCTCCCGCTTCTCGTAGAGGACACCGACGTCTCGGACCTTCTCGCACTCGTGTTCCAGACCAGGGATGTCTGGAGCTCCATTCGCGTCACTTTGAAGAAGACCCTGGGAGAGACGATCTGAGATGGACCGCATTCGCGTTATCGTCGAGTGGACTCGCATCACCGCCCGTTTCTGGAGGTTGTACTGCGACCCCTGGAACGAGGACCAAACGTTCCTGCGTAACGACTATCGCACCGCTCACGCATATCTCGAGGAACTGAAGTCTCTCCCCGTTACTCCGGCTCTGATCACCGCTCAGGAGGAGCTGCAGACACTTCTCCACAACCTCGATTGGGAGGTCTCATGATTCTCCGTACACGCATCAAGGACGCGCCTGACGTCGTAGACGAGATCACTGGACCTGTGACCGTCTTGAACGGCGAGTGGTGCATCCCGGTGACGTATCCGAATATGTTCCTCGAAGGGGACATCATAGAAGACGTGGTCCACTACAGCGAGAAGCGATGGACCATCACCGAGACCGATGACGAGATTGAAGCCGTCTGGAAGCACGACCGTACGAAAGAAGCACGCTGATGAAGGCCATCGTATTTCACTTGACTCACACTGACCACAACGGTAACTTGCATACCGAGACTAGACACTGGCAGGAGCGCGAGCACAGCGTTCAGAAGCTCCTGGACATCATGCTTCGTAAGCACCATCTGCACCGCCCTCGCCTGGTCAACAAGCGCTACGAGCTCGACCGCACGGTCTATCACTACCACGCGGAGCTCTCGGATGACTGAGAGGTGGGTCGAGTCAACGTACTACGAGAACACCGAGGTGAGCGATCTCGGCAACATCCGACGGACCTCGGACAAGACTCCTCGTAAACACTCGATGCGGATTCGCAATCGCGCCACGACCGCTGAGCCCTGCGCAACGCTGCACCCCATCGGCGCTAAGACTCCCGCTGGGGAAAAGGCATGGCGCACTGTTCCCCTGCGACGAATCGTATGGGAGACGTTCCACGACGAGAAGCTTCCGCGAGGCAAGTTCGTCAAATCCTTGAACGGAGACGTCGAGGACTGCCGTCTGTCGAATCTCTGTGTCATGTCACCCCAAGAGGTCAAGAGAGCCAAGGTCGGGCCGTGGACCATGACTGAGGACTACCGCCAATGCTACGAGTGGTTCACTCATTGCGTGAGTCTTGACGGGGAAGTCCGTAAGATCTCCGACGGATTCAGACACAAGTGGGGGACTACCGGTCAGAGTCGAAGGACACCTTATGTCACCCTGACTAGGGGCAAGAAACGGGTCCACGTCGGCGTTGCCAGACTCATGGCGGACGCCTGGATCCGCCCACTGGAGAAGGGGGAAAGGGTCGTTCTGGACGATCCCTATGGCCCCCTCGCTCTTGAGAACATCCGGATCATGAATCTCGAAGACGCCATGATCCATACGCGAGGCATAGGTCTTGCCAAAGCAATGGGTTACTCGGCGGCGAGTTTCGAGATGACCCCTGAGAAGCGTAAGTACGAAGCGGCTAAGGCGATTGGAGCAGTCAGTGAGTGGGACGAATACATTTTCGGTTGATGAGTACCTCAGCGGAGGAATCGACGAGACGGTCATTGTGCACCGCCCGACCGGACGCCTGTGCTGGGACCACGTCACCTGGAGCTGGGGATGGTGCTCTGATATTGACAGGTACATCTTGACGATCTGGGACGCGAATGGTGTCTCGGTGATCGGGATGCAGCTGTTCGATAAAGGCAAGCACGTCTTCGAGCGCTACAGCGATCCCTCAGTGATCGTGACGGCGATTTGAGCGGCCGCGTATGGGCTCCCGTGGGGGATGGAAACCGCGTCGAGGTATCGGTCGACGGCGTCTGTCGCACTCGGACTGAGCGATACTATTACAGGACCTTCGAGAAGGACAACGGTTATCTCGTGGTCAATCTACCCTCCTTGAGCGGGAGTAAGACATACTACTTGCACCGCGTTGTCTGGGAGGCGTTCAGAGGTCCTCTGAGCACTGACGAGCACGTGTATCACATCAATGGCGACAAGCGGGATAATCGCCTGGAGAACCTAGCCGTGCGCTCCCGTTCAGACGGCGTGCGACAATCCTGGGCCAATCGGAAGGAGGCTTGGACGCAGATGGCTCTTGAACTGGACTCATGGGCGTGATGCTCTGGAGTCACCAGCAAGAGGCCTTGCAGAAGATGACCGACGGGTGCATCCTGAAGGGCGGAGTGGGTTCCGGGAAGTCTCTTACGGCTCTGGCGTATATCGTCGAGTCGTATGAGAACCCCCGGTCCACTTCGCCCTCCGGGGCACCCGCCATGGTTTATATAATTTGCACGGCCAAGAAGAGGAACGACCGCGAATGGCACAACGAGGTTGTTCGTATGGGTCTTGAGGAGAGGGGGTACGGTGTTATCATAGACTCCTGGAACAACATAGCCAAGTACAAGGGCGTGAGGAAGGCGTTCTTCATCTTCGACGAGGCTCGTGGAGGCGGTCAGGGGGCTTGGGGGAGGGCGTTCATAAAGATAGCCCGCCAGAACCGCTGGATCCTCCTGAGCGCTACGCCCGGGGATGACTGGATGGACTACCTCAACGTGTTTCTCGCACACGGGTTTTATCGCAACAAGACCGATTTCGTGGAGCAGCACGTCGAGTGGGACCGTTTCGCGAAGTACCCGAAGGTGAAACGTTGGCACAACCAGAGCAAACTCCAGGGTTTCAAACGCCTCGTGACAGTTTCTATGCCCGATAAGCGCCACACGCGCCGAATTGTCGAGTGGGTGGATGTACCTTATGACAAAATGGCGCTCGAAACTTTGATGAGGGACCGTTTCGACCCTTGGAAGATGGAGCCCATTGAGGACGCTGGAGCCCTGTGCTATGCGGCCAGGCGCATGGTGAACGACAACGAGGCTCGTATGGAACGCGTGAGAGCCATTCTGAGGCGTTTTAAGCGAGCGATCGTATTCTACTCCTTTGACTACGAGTTAGAGCTTCTACGTGGCTTACACGGCCTCTCAGGGGTATCTGTGAGGGAGTACAATGGTCACAAGCATGAATCCTTGCCGGAGGGGGAGTCATGGGCGTACTTGGTGAACTACGCCTCGGGCGCCGAGGGGTGGAATTGTGTGACGACGGACTGCATGATCTTCTTCAGTCTGTCGTATTCCTGGCGACAGACGCAGCAGTGCATGGGGCGGATCGACCGAATGAACACCCCGTACACGAACTTGAGGTACTGGTTTCTCTGCACGCAGAGTGACATAGATCTCGCTATCCGACGTGCTCAGGGTCGAAAGGAGGTCTTCAACGAGAAATCTTGGGCTCTTGGTAGGGTCTGAGTAGCCAATACTAAAATGACTTCTCCTACCCCGTAGCCAGAACAGAAGTGGCTACGGGGTGGAGAAGTTGTCGCTCGACGCCGTTCCCCCCGACAGGTTTTGACTGCTTTTTCGTCCTGCAGTCAGATTCGCGGCTCCGATTTCAGATTTGGCTGGGAGACTTTTCGTTGGAATTACGCGGTTTCATACCCCCTAGAAGCCAAATCCTTACTTCTTACTACTTAGAAAATAAATAATAAAAAAGAGAGAGAGAATAAAGAAAATTATAGCAGTATAGGGAAAAACCCTTTTTTGGCTATAATCGTTTACTCCTGTCACACCAGTCACAAATAGTCACACCAGTTACAGGTTACGCCACAGTTTTAACATACGTAACATCAGTAACATGCTCGGCCATGGCGAGTCCTGAACCCTCCGTCCAAGGATCTTCCATACCCACCATATCGCCTACTCAACATGCATTATGATGAAGGAGGATCATCTTCTATCGTTTTGCTGGAGTCACCATGCTCGAACGAGACTTTCAGGCCAAGCTCATCAAGGAGATCAAGAACCGGCTTCCGGGCAGTATGGTTTTGAAGAACGACCCGAACTACAAGCAGGGTGTTCCTGATCTCCTCGTTCTCTATCGAGACCGATGGGCCGCCCTTGAGGTGAAGGCCTCCCCCAAGGCCAAGCACCGTCCGAACCAGGATTGGTACGTATCCAAGATGGATGACATGGCCTACGCCGCGTTCATCGATCCGTCCAACAAGGAGCATATCTTAGATGAAGTTCAACGATCACTCGAGGCTTGAGGGTGCACACGCATTTCTGAGCGCCAGCAAGTATCACTGGGTGAACTACGACGATGCCAAGTTGATCGAGTCCTATCGCACGGCTCAGGCCGCAGCTATCGGAACTCGCCTCCACGCGATGGCCGCCGAGCACATTCGCCTCGGTATGCGCATGCCTCGCAACAAGGTGACGTTCAACGCCTACGTGAACGACGCCATCGGGTATCGCATGACCCCCGAGCAAGTTCTTTACTATTCCCCGAACATCTACGGAACCGCTGACGCTATCCGCTTCTACGAGGGTTCTCGATTTCTCAGGATCCATGATCTGAAGACGGGCACGACTCCGGTCAGCACGATGCAGCTCAAGATCTATGCGGCTCTCTTCTGCCTGGAGTATGACATCCGTCCTGGCGACATTTCGGCAGAGCTGCGGATTTACCAGAACGACGAAGTGATGATTGAAGAGCCCGATGTTGATGAACTCGGGCACATCATCGACAAGATCGTTCACTTCAACAAACTTATTGAAAACATCAAGCTCGAAGATGCCTGAGGGCTAGAGCAGGAGGTTCGATGCTTCCGGACGATATTCTCGTTCACTACGGTACCCCGCGCCATTCGGGACGGTACCCCTGGGGTTCAGGCAAAGATCCCTACCAGAGCGCTAAAGGCTTCTTCGCCGAGAGACAGCGCCTTCGCGACCAGGGTCTGAGCGACACCGATATTGCTCGAGCCTGGGGGATGTCCACTACCGAGTTCCGAGCCATCGGAATGCATCTCGGCGAGGAGAAACGGGCGGGAGACATTTCGCGAGCTGTCCGCATGAAGCAGGCAGGACTTCCGAATACGGTCATCGCCGAGAAGATGGGGATCAATGAATCCTCAGTTCGAAACCTTCTCTCCAAGGACGCTCGCGAGATCAAGTCCAACGTCACTAGGACCGCGGACATTATGGCGGAGCAGGCCGATAAGTATAAGTACATCGAGTACGGCGCCGGTGTCGAGCTCAACATGGGTTGCTCCGACGCCACGCTTCGTACGGCGGTAGAGGTCCTCAAGCAGCGCGGGTATGTCACCAACGAGGTCTACATCAAGCAGGCCGGGAGTGATAAGTTCACCACGCTAAAGGTCCTCTCACCTCCGGGAACGAAGCGTTCTGATCTGATGGCCAACCGTGACAAGATCCGGACTCCCGGAATCGCCTCGGACCTGGATGGGGCGTTCACCACCGGGATCAAGAAGCCTTCATCCATTTCGTCAAAACGTGTCAAAGTTCGCTACGACGAGGACGGAGGCACCGACATGGACGGCGTCATTCAGATTCGCCGTGGGGTGAAGGACCTCTCGCTAGGCAACAGCACCTACGCCCAGGTTCGAATCGCCGTAGACGGCACCCATTACCTCAAGGGTATGGCCATGTACAGCGATGACCTGCCTAAAGGTATTGACGTTGTCTTCAACACGAACAAGAAGAAGGGCACCCCTAAGCTCGGCCCGAAGGACAACACCGTCCTGAAGCCGATGAAGAAGGATCCCGACAATCCGTTCGGCGCCACCATCCGCAAGCAGCTGTACTTCAAAGGCAAGGACGGCAAGCAGAAGCTGTCGGCGATCAACATCGTCAACGACGAGGGGACCTGGGATAAGTGGAGCCAGTCTCTCGCCTCCCAGTTCCTTTCGAAGCAGTCCCCCCTTCTCGCTAAGAAGCAGCTCGCCAAAGTGCGGGAGTCGAAGCAGAAGCAGTACGACGACATCATGAAGCTGACGAATCCGAGCCTTCGTAAGAAGCTGCTCATTTCGTTGGCCGATGATTGCGATTCAGCGTCCGTCCACCTAAAGGCCAAGGCTCTTCCCGGTCAGAGTTCGCAAGTTATTCTGCCTCTTCCCCACATGAAGAAGAACGAGATCTACGCGCCGAACTATCGAAACGGCGAGGTTGTATCGCTCGTTCGTTATCCGCATGGCGGTACTTTCGAGATCCCTCAGCTCGTTGTCAACAACCGTAACAAGAAGGCTCGCCGCACCCTCGGGCAGGTGACTGACGCTGTCGGTATTCATCCAAGCGTTGCGGAGAGACTCAGCGGTGCCGACTTCGACGGAGACAGCGTGGTGGTCATTCCGCATCGCGGCAAGACCAGAATCAAAGCCACCAAGCCGTTGAAGGGTCTGGAGGGCTTCGATCCGAAACGGGCGTACCCGAAGTATAACGGGATGAAAGTCATGTCCGACACCCAGACTCAGATGGGCAAGATCAGTAATCTTATCACCGACATGACCATCAAGGGTGCCAGTGAGCAGGAGCTGGCCCGGGCTGTTCGCCACTCCATGGTCGTTATCGACGCGGAGAAGCACCAACTCAACTATAAGCAGTCCGAGCGTGACAACGGTATCGCCGCACTCAAGAAGAAGTACCAGTCAGGTGGAGCATCCACCCTTATCTCTAGGGCCAGCGGCGAGAAGCGCATACCCAAGCGTAAGACCCGCTCTGCTCGAGAGGGTGGGGGTATTGATCCGAAGACTGGCAGGAAGATGTGGGTTGAAACTGGCGAGAGCTATATCGATTCCCGGGGCAATAAAGTGCTGCGCACTGAGAAAGTCCCCCGCATGGCTCTGACTGATGACGCCTACTCCTTGTCTTCAGGCACCCGGATGGAGAACCTGTATGCCGAGCACGCCAACTCGCTCAAGGCCCTGGCCAACAAAGCGAGGAAGGAAGCCGTATCACAGCCCCGAGTCAAGAAGAACCCCCAGGCCGCCCGGCGTTATTCTCGAGAGGTGGCCGAGCTCAAGGCCCAGATCAACGTGGCCCGTAAAGCGAAGCCCCTGGAGAGACAGGCTCAGGTTATTGCTAACGGCGTGGTAGATGCCAAGGTACGTTCAAATCCCGACATGTCTTATAAGGACCGGGCCAAAGTAACGGCCATGGCATTAAAGACCGCCCGTCAAAGACTGGGGTACGATAGAAACGCCACCCGTATCCGCCCCACCCCCCTCCAGTACCGGGCCATCCAGGAGGGTGCTGTGTCGCAGTCAATGATTGATCAAATTCTCGAAAGCGCAGATTTGGATCACCTTAAATCATTGGCTATGCCCAAGCAGACCCAGCCCCTTACAAGGCTCCAGGCGAATCGCATTTCCATTTACAGGAAGAATGGTTCGACCGTCGCCGAGATCGCCGATGCCCTGGGCATCAGTCCTGCCAGAGTTCGAGAGTATCTTTCGGGTGCTGCTACAGTGGTCTAGCCACAGGACTATGCATACGAAGCTTCTCTGAGCTTGCGTTCCGTTGTTTCCCGATTCTGCAGAGAAGCTCTCTCCGGTCTTCACTATACACAGTGTCTCTGAGAAGGCCTTCCGCACAGGGCCTCTATGGCGACTCCTACACAAGGGGTTCACTGTAGGGGCCCTGTGCACACACGTTCGTACACACTATTACAGAAGAGGTGGTGCACCCCTACCATGCAGGCTGCTAGGCTTACTACACTGGACAACCCTTACGATCCATTCGATTCGTTCTATCAATGGTATGAATGGGATGAGGCACATGGGTACCACACCACCTCCTACCTGGGTAGGGTGGCATGGACTAGTGACGAACTGTCTGAAGCTGATGAAGTTCTTGCAACGAATCAAGCGATCGACGAGATTGTCGAGCTCGACTTGACCGGAAACTACAAAAGGGTTGAATCAAGAGAAAGCTGAAAGTTCGAATCTTTCTATTTCTATTTTCTGCAAAACGGGGGGAGAGGGGTCGCACGATCGACACCCCCTGGGCTT